TTCATCTACTGTAAATGAGAACTCCTTGTAATTATCAATATCAATATCAATCTTATTATCAGTGAGTTGCTCATATGTTAAAGAAGTAGTTCCAGGAACATAATTACCAATAGTGGGAGTAGATACTCCAACAACAGTAATCTTATTTGCTCCTTCAGAATCCACTTGATAAGCGCCTGAAGCAATTGTAGAGATAATACTATCTTCTTGTGCAATTACTTTTGCAGCCGCAGCCCATTTATTAGTCTGAGCGTTTGTTATAGCCATATTTTAATTCTCCTTGTTATTTTCGTTCGGCTGCTCTCTTTGTCTTGTAATAAGTTTCAAGTTCAGCCCGTGTTGCATTATCACCAGGTATTTTAAGTCCTCCACCGCCAGAAGTCTTATCACCGGGGATAGATACATTATTGTTCTTTATTGTCTCACCTTTGAGAGACAATGTATAATTTTCCATCATATTAGAAAATACGTTTATATTTTCCATAGTTTTTTCTTCTTCATCTGATACTATAAAATCGATCAGGTCAGTTGGTAACTTTTTGTCTGATAGATTTTTTAGTACGATGTTCTTATTCTTTTCAATAAGTTTGAATCTTGATTCTTGAGCCTTTTCTTGCTCAAGTGTTGTCAATTTCTTTTGCATATCATCAATTTGTATTTGCCAAGGTTCTTTATGATTAGCCGCTTCCATCCGTTTCTTCACTTCATCTTCGATAGTCGTTGGGAGAGTATTTTTCTTAAACGTCTCCACTTGTCGTGATGCTTCTGAATCAACAAATTTCTTAATTTCCGACTTAAACTCGTCACCTTGCATTAACTCATTCAAACTTGGTGTAAAAGACTTGTACAAATCTTGTACTTCAGGGTTGTCCTTATTCTCTGATAAAAACTCTTTTATATCTTTAATTTCCATTGTAACTCCTTTGTCCATGTAAGTTCGCCCCACATAAACTTCTTATATTATCTTTACGATATATATCATTTTAATCTAAAAAACGTAGTACAAACACAGTTCCATGGCGTTACTGGTTCAGGGGGTCCCTTGACTTTACCACCTTTGGTTGTAAAATAACCATCTGAATCAGCAACCTGACCATCCATGTATTTGTGTCGATCATACGAAGAGTTCTGAGACCACACTAATTCATACTTATCCTGCACTTTTGGTTGTTGATAGAATAACGCTTTTGTTCCAGCCTCTAATCTCTGCGTTTCAGCACGAGCAACAATAAGAGCAGTATTCTTATTTCTTCCAGTAATAGCAATTAAATTGTCTCTCAACTGTTTATCACTCTGACCACTATATTTAGCCTGCAAGATTGCCATTTTTGTATCGTAAAGAGCCTTCTTTCTGTACAACCGTTTATACTCATCGTTATAGAAACCAGTAAATACTGAATCAGTATTGATTGCGTCTATTACATTTTTGTTGTATTTGAATGGTATAGATGTTACATCTGACAGGTCGACGACCTCCCTCCTTACTAATTTGTTTGATGCCTTTATACCATCAGTAAATAAACTATTAACTATTGGAGTTAATCTTTCTAACGCAAGAGCATCCAATCGATTCTTGATATCTCTTTTTGCTTCTATTATCACTGCTGCTATGCCTGCAGATTCAGAATAAAAATCACGTGAAAAGATTGCAACTATTGGGATGAATAGTTTTGATATTCCCTTTGTCATTTACATCTCCAATTGAGGATAAGATCTCTCTGCAATCTCCACTGCATTATCGAATCCAGCTAATCTCAGCGCGTCCTCTAATGCTAATCCAGCAGCCATAAGTGATGTGAGCATTTGAGCCTGAGCTGCCTCATCTCCTGGTATCTTTCTTCCAACAGTAATCTCGAAGAGTGATGGGTCGATTTTTTTACTGCTAACTTCGTTGTAAAGGGATGCCCATAATTCAAGAACAATAAATAACGCTAATTTAAGATAGTTTTCTGATGTTTTAGCATTATTTTCTAATCGCAATATCTGCGCTTTTATAGAGAATACTCTTTCTGCTGAAGATAGTTCTTTCAAATCAACTGAACCACTCGTTGCATATATATCATCTTTGAGTTGTCGTAATCGTGCATCAACAGGATCAGCAGAGAGATTGTTGTTAATATATTCAGCATCACCCAATCTCTTACCATCCTGATCAATTCCAAACATTAGTTTATTAGAGTTTTTTAATATATATTCCACTGGTATAGGGTCACCATTTGAATCGAATCCAGTATAGATATCTCCCCATGTTTTTAATATCGCTTGTCTTAGGTCCTTAATTTCAGCAACAGCATCAGAAGATACTTCATCATATGCGTTCATTAGATCCACTGAGTTGAAGCAATTACCTTCCCAGTTTGATGTGTTTAATACGGGGACGATAGGAACTCTGTTGAAGTTGTGTTTCTGTTGCTCTTCGTATTCGACAAAGTCCATTGAGTTATTATCCTTATTTTTTACTTTCTTGAAGTAAGATACATTAACTCTATCATAAACATTACAATAATTGGTCTCAACACCTGTCTCAATATCTCCCTCTGTCCAGAAGTAATAAGCATTATCAGGGTCATAGATATCCCCATCATAAACGACTTGCCAGCCATGAAGATTCTTTTGCTTAAATACTCCCTCGACTGTATAAACTAATCTGTGACTAATGCCTTCAACACTGGAGTATTCTATACTCTGTGAGTTCAGGGTTGTCATATTACTGGACCTAATCATGTCATCTAATTCATCCTGCATCTCATGAGATATCTCAATCTTTTCACCAATGTATCCTTGTTTAAGATCAATAATATCTCCATACAAATCAGTATGAAGATTAGTGTGTGTATTCGCTTTGATATTATCTAATGGTTTGCGTTTATAGATTGGTAAGGTTCCTCTATCACATCTGTAATAGTCCCAATTATATTTTTGAAAGTTACCATACTCACTATTGTAAGTATCTTGTATCTGTGATAGTTTCATCTATTACTCCTTAAAAGCTGTATATTCTTGGCCTCATTATACCAACCTTATTTTGTACTATATTATTAAGGTCGGCCTTGACCATTCCCCTTGGTGCTCTACTTTTTGAACTGAGAGAAGTAAGCGCCCATACCATTGCATCTAATGCGTTTGGACTAGCATCTTTACTATCACCAGTAAATGACGTCATCTCAATCTCTAGGTTCTTAAATGGCTTGAAGTGCCTAACTTTATCTTGTTCGTAAAGAAGTACAGTTGGTTCTGCTCTCGCTACCTTACCTCTTGTGGCATGAACTTTCTGAACTCTAATCAATGGGTTTATCTGATTAATAATAGTGCGTATCATATCACCGCCTTGATTACCTTCAGCGACGATTAAATCAGCCTTGTATTTCTCATATAAACTACATGCCTTAGTTGCCCATTCCATAGGTGATTGAACTTTTGTTGCATCCTCTAATATAGTATATTTATCTTTACTTAAACCCGCTACAATTATACCACATGCGTCACTATTTTTGTTTGAAGTTGTCGAAGGATCCAATGCAACAACGATAGAGTTAAACATACTGTATTCATTTTTTAATATATATTGTTGCTCCTCTAATGTGCAATGTTTAATCATATCCCAATCCCATAATGCTCCTTCGACAGTTGATAACAACTTACCTTCCCATATGTGTTCATATTTTCTGAAGTTGTGTTCCCTATCCCACTCCATCTCCTTTTTCAATACCTCTGGAAACATAAGATTATCAGCAGTTGTTAAAAAGAGGACTTTAGCATCCTGTCTCTTATTGAGTATAAACTGCTGATAAACCCAATCACTCTCTTTCGTTGGATTAAATGTAATCCAGAACTCACTATCATCTCTTCTTATTGATGGTATAAGTACCTCCCAGGCATCTTCGCTAACTTCAGTTGCCTCATCTATCCAACACAATCCCATACCTTGGAGAGAACGAAATTGTTGATAACTTTTAGCGCCGTAAAAAAGCGCTTCCCCTTTACCGTATTCAGGATTGACCCTTAACATGTGTTCTGATATATCGAAGTAGTCTTCGACACCAAGCATATAAATGCAGTCCTTTAATACCTGTAAAGAGGAGTCTGATATCTTTGTTTGTGTTCCTCTCACACATAAGACCTTTTCATTCGGGTGACGCATCATCCAGATAATAACAGCGGTTCCTGCTCCCATTGATTTAGCACCAGCACCTCTTCCACCAACAAGGACTTTATATCTACTCTTCGTGTTCAGTAAGAGTTTTGCTATGTCCTTCTGGATCCACATTATCTATTACTCCATCTACAAACTCTCCTTCTATTTCAGAAGTTAGAAGAACAGTTGGCATCTCTCTCAATGTTAATTCTTGTTCAATAGATTGTCTTGGCTTACCTATAATTCTATCGAAAATGTATTTGATACAATCTTTATCCCCACCCTTTGCTAAAGCATAAAGCTTCTCAGTGATCGCTTGATTATAAGTCTTTTTTGCTTTAGGTGATATTAGTTTATCACCATATTCTCTTAATAGATCATTAAGGGCAGTATCTTTCTTCGGTCTTCCATTAGGATTACCAGATACACCCTTTTTCCAATTGGGATTTCCCATTATAATAATTATCTCCTATATTGTATTGTATTACTTTGTATTACTTACTATATATTATCTTTATGTTTTTAGATTAAAAGGTTAAAATGCTACAGTCTCCTAAAAGGTAAAATGTACTCCGTTTGAGGTCGCCCCAACATCCTAGCAGATATCATTTTTTTTTTTCTTATAACCATTGTAAGTAAGTTATCATACCAATTTATGATAGAAAAAAAAGACAATGCATGCTGCTATTTTATGACTCTTTCTCTTTACCTTTTGCTTTTATACCATAATACTGTATATTTATAAAAGAATCTTATAAATATTATATATAAGTGATTATAATATACTTAGGTAGTAAAAAATGGTATAAATATACCGTTTGAAAGGTAAAAAGGTAAAGTGAAAAGATAAAAAGGTAATTACCTTTAACTCATATTACTCTTAGGGTGAATACAATCACCCTAAAAGACCCTCTTTCAAGGGTCTTTTTTTAATAATTAAAGGTTTTCTAAATCTTTATTAATATCTTCTAAATATTTGTATACATTTGTTTCTAATAGTTTATTTTTTTCAGAAAATTTAATAATGTTATCATCTTCATATTCATCATCTTCTTCATCGTCATCATCATCATCATTTTGGGGATCAATATATTCTTGAAGAATAACACGAACATATTTAGCAGGAAAATTTTTAAGCATTTGAACATAGTTGTTAAGACCACTACTAGAGTCTGCAAATTGATGATCAGGTATATATATATTTGGTTTAGGATTAATTGTAAAACCAGACAGAACCTTACCTTCAATTTTAGCGGATTGATAGTATTTAATATCAAACCATTTTGAAATTAACGGTTCCCTGTCCATTATATAGTTTTTTACTGCTGATGTATTATTTGCTAATACATGGTTTTTACCATAATGATGACTAGCAGCATTATTTAAGTATTCTAAAGATACAAAGCCAGGCTTTTTTTTATTCATATTTGACCTAAATGGCCACACCACAGAAAGAAAATCTATAGTATTAGATACGTCCTTATCTTGCGCCATTTCCCTATTTGATATACCGAAGTCAAAT